TACAACTTTGCTTTGCTGTTACTGAAGACAAACCGTATGTCTAACTCTGGATGTTGCTCTCGTATGGCTAGATGCTTACGTCTGTCTTCTGTATCAAAGATACCTTTAGTCTCTATTATAATACCGTTGTCTAAAATAAAGTCAGGCGTGTACGTTCTATAGCGCAAGTCTTCCCACTCTATCTTTAAACGTTCATACCTGACTTGATACTGTTTGTCTTTTAGGTACTCAGCAATATCATTTTCTAAACCACTGCGATACCTTCTAGAGCTACTCCTTCTTCTCTTTGGGTTTCTCAACCCACGCTTCGTTTTCTGGGGTGTTTGGGTCATCTGCTATAAAGTGTCCTTTTTCGTTACGAGCACGAACCATCTCTGTTTCTTCGTTTAGAGACTTCTCCAGTTCTCTTGTCTTCATCTCCCCTACAAACTTAACGCACTGCATCCAATGCTCTAGCATATTAACAGATACTAAGTTCTGTTGTAACAGTTGCACTATCTCTTTTTGTTTGTCAGACATACTGTCTGTTTCATAGTCTTTGTCGTTAATTGTTACTGTAGTCATATTCACCTCTTAGTTTTGTATAGTGTACGGTAGGTGGCTCTTTCTTGCCACTATATACTTTTGATGGCAAACTTTTTAAGTTAGGCCAACATTTAATTTTGTAGTTACAAAAAGTACAAGACTTGGGTAGCTTATAGTTACCACTAGCCTTGCCTCTGTATACCTCTGGCTCTTCCGTAAAGCATCTCTCAAACGGTGCATTGCTTTCAAGGTAGGTGTGTACATCTTTTATCTTTTGCAGCACTGTGTCCTTATCTACCTCTGCTGCTGAAACATACTTGAAGCTACCGTTGTTTTTATTAACAACCCACCAACCACCAACTTTTTTGTTAGCTGCTGTGGCGTAGCCTACAAGCTGTGGCACATAACCAAAGGAGTCACTACTGTTCAACGTATAGAAGTCAACAAACTTATTTTCGTATGACCAAGAACTAGCTGACTTAACATCATCTATCTTATCGTCTAGTAACATGTCATACTCACCAGAGAGTTCTTCTTTATCGTTGAGTGGCAGCGATACCTTTTCGTTATCACCAAACTGCACACCAGATGCTCTGAGTAATCCTTTTAGTAGAGCCTCTACCATGTCACCAAATATCATGTTGACTTTAAATGACGTAGGCAGAGGCTCCTGATGATCGGGATCGTTCTTCTCGAACCATAGCTGACACTTCGGACGCCCAACGTTGGACATCCTAAGTTTGAACTCTCTCTTCTCTTCAACAGTGTTAAATTGTTTTTCGAGAGCAGCACCAATATCATCTTTTATTTTTTCGATGATATCTTTAGACATCTTAGATTTACCTTCAATGGCATTTCTAAGATACTGATGTAGTGCTAGTTCAGCAGGGTGGTTCACTGGTCAAAATCCTCCACATCTACTATGTTGGCAACTATGTCTTGATCCTGTGGAGATATAGTTTCTACATTACTTTCTGCCCACTTGCCAATAACGTACTCGTTACTAGAGTCAATGTAGTCTAGAAAGTTTTGTAGTGTTTCATTATCACCATCAGACAAGCCAACGAACTCACCAAGTGAGGCGTTAGTTACCATGTAAGGGTTGCCATTAGGTAAGCTGCGTGTCTCACCAAGTAAAGATATGATGTGTTCTGCAGGTGAGATTTTTTTCTTGATTAGTTTACCTACGACACTATCAATGAACTTGAGACTATCTCTGTTCTTGACATCCATTACAAAGTCAAACTCTTCTTCATGCCCTGATACTGGATCACCACCTTCGTAAAAGGGATCAATTAGTTTAGCTTTACCCATCATAACTTTGACACGACTAACACTGCGTATCTGATCCTGTTGATCTTTGGGTAGAGCTTGGAAGTCCTTGATATAACCTGACGGTCTACCCAGGTTGAACGTGCCAAGTGTATCTTTCAAGTCAACGTTTAGGGAGTTGGACATGACTGACTTCTGCATAGTCTTGTTTTCACTATCCCAACGCTGCCATTTTTGACGCTCTGCAAATAGTCTTACCTGTACCTCTCTGGCGTAGACTATATCATCTTCAGTTGTTATCTTAAACACAGGTGAAGAAGCTACCTTACCATCAACAACTTCTTGTATTACTGTACCTGTAATCCTACGTAGACTAGACTGTGACTGTGTTGCAGGGCTTGAGAAACCCATAGCATCTGACAAGTTCATGTTGTCTACTTTAAGTGCGACTGCATTTTCCATATTTTTACCTTTCTTATGTAAAAAGTTTCAGAGTTAGAGTTATACCATTAAACGTCCTTTGTGTCAAGCCAGTTATCTCCTATTTTTGATTCTAGTAACAAAGGTACATTAACTTTTATATTGTATTCTTTTTGTATTATATCATTTAGATTAGTGTTAATCAAATTAATTACACCTAACACATCATTTATTTCGTCAGGGTGTGTGTCAATTACCATGCTGTCGTGAACACTGTTAACTAAACACGAGTGCATAGGACGTAACAAACGATCTAGCTCTATCAGTACAACAGGCACGACATCTCCTGTAGCAAAGCCTTGAACAGGGTAGTTCTTTATCATAGTAAAGTGTGACACAGTGCCGTTCTCTCTACGCATGACATCGGGAAAGGCATACTGTCTACCACTAACGTTGGTTATCTTACCTTCATTAACAGCCTCGTTACCTAATTTGTTATGCCAACTAGCTATGCCTTTGTACTTCTCAACAAACTGCTTGTAGTACGCAGCTTCTGCTTTAGATCTGCCATATCCTGTAGCACCAAAGAGAGGAGCAAAGGTGTGTGCCTTTGCCTCCTGCCTAGTTGTAGGTTGTCCTGCGTCACTGATAACCTTTGCAGTGTAGGAGTGTACATCAAACCCTGTATCTATCTCGTGCATTGCTGTCTCGTCCTGTGCTAGGAAAGCAGCCGTTCTAAACTCAAGTTGGGCAAAGTCACTCTCTACTATTTTACCACGATCCCACCGTGAGATAAACACACGTTTTATGGGGAAAGTTCCTCCTCTTGGCATGTTCTGCATGTTGGGATTTCGTCCAGAGAATCTACCTGTACTGGTGATATGCTGGGTAAGGTTGATGTGTAGTTTGTCACTTGTTTTACAGTTGGTGATAATACCATCCACAAAACTGCTAAGATAACTGCTAACAGCACTAAGCCTTTTAAGGTCTTGAAGTAATTCATTTGCTTTCTCCATATTGTTATTTTTAGCTGTGGCTATCAGTGCATCTAAATTTGTTTTACCTACACCAAAGCCATTGGCACTGACCCATTTTTTACTTGGAGGAAAAAAACCAAGCCCTGCCATCTCGTTTGTTGCTGTGAGTAGGAATCCCCTACCGTCACAGTCTTTACACTTATTTGGTATCTTATATAGTGTGCCATCCTTTCTTGTTTTGTATACTCTACCACCACCATTACAAGTAGGGCAAGTAGATGCTTTAGTCTTAAATATCATCTTGCTGTTCTTTTTTACCGCATCTTTAAATCCTTTGTCATCTACATACTCAAACAAATCTGCCCACTCTTTTTTGTCGTTGGGTTTGCGACTAAATATTACCCATGACATCTGCTCTGGAGAGTTAAGATTGATAGGTGTGCCACCCATTAGTTCTTTTGTTGTGGTTTGCAACCTACTGAGTATTTCGTTGCGCTCTCGTTCAAATTTAACACGGACGTGTTCGAGGGCATCTCTATCCACCCTGATCCCTGCCATTGACATCCTCGTGAGGACTTTGCAGGTTCTAAAGGTAACGTCTTTGACTGCTCGAAGGGAAGAGGAGGCTGGGGTTGAAAAGTCAGCTTCGGTAGCTTTGTACAACTCGCCAGTGGTAAGCAGATCATACTCAAGATAATGGCTGAGTTCGTCAAGTGGTATCTCATTTGTATTGTATCCTTTCTTGTAATAAGCTTTGAGTGTATCATCCTTTTGATATTCTAAGTCACGTCTTATAGCACATTGCTCCAAACTTAGTGGTTGTTTTTGTCCACGTAAAAGTAAATATTCTGCAAGCATTGTGTCATATATGTCACCATCATACTTGAAACCGTTAGCCCAAAGCCAGGCTAAGTCATACTGTAAGTTGTGTCCTATCAGTAAAGTTGTATTATCTAACATCCTTTGTAATACACAGGCACTGCTCTTGTGTTTATCTGTTGCTTCTTTGTGGTCAAATGGTAGTAGTCTTTTCTCTCCTGTGTCCAAGCATAGTACACCCACCTCAGTAAGTGTGTTAGCTGCTTCGTACGGATCATTAAATATCTTTCCATCTCGTAGAGTTATAGAGTTCTCTACATCTACTACTCTTCTCATGCTGAGTACCTTGCTCTCTCTCCATCTAACTGACAGTGAACGACACCATGCCATCCACCCTTTAGTTTATTTTTTGCTACGTTTAAGTGGCGTTGGGTATCTGACTCATACTCACCCTCTACTTGTGGATTCTTAGATATCAAAACCATCAAGTCACACTCAGCAGCTTTACCTGTCTTACTACCCTCCAACATAGACTGATCTACATATATCTTACCCTCTGCCTCTGCTGATAGCTGTGACATCCAGATCACTGCACAGTCATACTGTTTAGCTATGTTCCTAGCGTGTATGGCTGCATCCTTGAGATACACATGGGAGTCTGCTCCTGTCTTGTTAGCAAACTTGTCACCCATATCAAGTACAACCACGTCAGGTTTATAGTTCTTAACAACTGCTTCAACCCACACCATGTCTTTACCTGTACTGTCAACTATCTTAATGTTGTCATACACTGGTTTGTATCTTGTAGATGCAAGAGCATAGTTGTCCTTAATCTCTTCCATAGGCATGTTAGATGCAGCACTAAGATATCTAGCGCCAACACGAGTGTAATCCTCTTCATTACATAACACGATACATTTAGCACCCTGTCTAGCAAAACCACGCTCAGAGGCAATCAGAGAGGCGTGGAAGGATGTCTTACCTGTATTAGGTCTAGCACCCACTAAAACTAAATGCCCACCTGATATGCCCTCTACTTTGCGCTGTAGTGATGGTATATTAAACTGCCATTTACACTGTATAGAATTTGCCACCAGTAGATTGTCAATAGATATATCACCCCACTCTACTTTTAAGTTAGGCATGAAGTTATCTTGATAGTCGGTCAGTATGTTACGTAGTGGTTCAAGTGTATTCTTTTGACCGTTGACGTAATCAAAACCTAAGTTGGCTACCTCTTCACCTACCACCTGCTGAAACAGATTAGACATAACTTCTTGAGCCACCTCTTGATTCATAGGCTTTTCGTTACGCAGCTTGTCAAACAATCTCTTGTACGACTCTTTGTTTGCTGTAGTCAAAGTCTCTCGTGTAAAGAACAACCCCTCTAGTTCTGAAAAGTTTAGATCTTTATCGAACTGTCTCATAGCGTAGTCTATAGTTCTCTTGACCTTGCGTACATCTTTAGTGAACAGTTTGTCAGGCGTGTGTATACCTTTGTTACTGTCATAGAACTCCTTATCCATAAGTGTTCTAAGCAAGGCTAACTCTCCGTTTTCCATCTTCTACTCTCCTTAAATAGGGTTCATCATTTTAAATATCTCATACCAATCTGAACCCTCTATGGCTAACCACATTAGTATAGGTACACCTATTATAAAAAACGCACAGATTAGAAACGCCCAACCTAAACCTTTAGTCGTGCAGTATTGCTCACTCATTGTTATTTGCCTTTCGTTTCTCTGCTGCAGCTTTACGTTCCATACTGTTCATAGGACGTATGAAAGTTCTTACGCCCAAATGATCTTGTAGTTTCTTTTGCTTGTACGCTACGTCCTCCTCTATGCTCTTGCGTTGAGTTTTAGATAGCGTTTTTGCGCTGAGAGTTCTTATCATACGGTAGATATCTTTAGTCAGTTGACTCTCTTTTTTGTTCATCTTCAGTTTCCTTTATGTGTTGCAATATTGTCACAGCTTCTTCGTTTGCTATCTTAAACCACTCGCCTTGTCTTTCACCACACAGGGCTGCAGCTTTGTGAGCTACACGTTCTGCTCTGGCTCTGTCAGGTGTAGCTATAGCGTGGACTAACTGGTAGTCACGCATAGGTGAACTTGTTTGGTATCCGTTGAGCCTGTCCTCTGCATCTATAGCCATACCTATCTTCACCCAATCAGGCCAAGCTGGGTTAGTTATAACATAGACGTACCCTTCTTTTACTTGTTTGTCTTTTTGTAAAGCAGAGAACGCAGCGTCACCAAAAGATGTATACCTACCTGGTTTATGTAGAGGGTGGTCATTTGATATGTATTTACCATCAACCCACATACGTTTAGGGTTGTGTTTGGGATTACTTTTTTTATTTCTTTTTCTTTGAGTTTCTGGATCGTTACCTTTTTGATAGTAATATGGCTTACCTGTTCTGGGGTTAATCTCTTGCGTCATCATGCCTTGCTCCTTTATGTTTATCTTTACGTACTGGTTTAGGTTTTTTCTTATCAGGTATTACCTGTTGTCTATACTTAGGTTGCCTAACCTCCTTCGCCATTGGATTTTGTTTGTTTGTGTGACTTTTCTGCAACATGTATCCATCCTCCTATCTGCTCTATATCCTCTGGGTCTTGATACTTTACATCGTCACGTAGTCTTACTGCTCTTGTGGGTACATCACACCACGCTTCTATCTCTTTACGCATAGCTAAAGTCTTTCTTAGTGCATCTGGATCGAGTGCAACCATAACATAGTTAGCGTTATCACTCAAGCACTCCTTGTGTGCATCAGTCAAACTTGTGCCTAATAAAGCAAAACCTGTGACATCTGGGTACACCTTTGCTACTGTGACTGCGCTAATTACATCCTCAACTACAACGTAAACACCGTTGGGTTCACCGTAGCAATACTTAGCATACTCTGCTGCACCACCGTAGCGTAACCACTTAGGCTGCTTACCGTCCAGTGCTCTTCCTATTGCATCTACTATAAGTCCATCATTATAGATAGGAAACACTGCACGTTTATCTTTAAGATCGTACAGTAACTCTATGTTTTCTAAGGGATTTACGTACTCGCCCACCCAGCGCATACGAAATCTGTTTATATATTTGTTGCTTACATCAGTTGTTACATGTTCTGGATAAACAAAGTGCTCTAACCTCTTGTTTATATTACCTGTTTCGATCAGGGGCGTAACCAGGTAGTGCTCTAGTTCATCCTTTGCTATACCTGTGTTAGCATAGCCTCCTACATCACACGATATCTTGTAACAGTTGTAAGCTATGCAGCCGTTACGTTTGGTAGCAGTAAAAGTATTCTTGCCTTTACATCTGGGGCAGTCATGTCTGATAGTCTGACCCTCAGATATGTCTAAGCTATTGATATCTATAAACATTACTTCTTATCCTTAAATGCTTGGCGCTGGGCTAATGCTTCTGATGCGCCAGTGTAAGTGTGTTTGATATAAGGAGTCAAGCTATTTATGTTAGTGTGTCCACTTACTTGCTTGATCTGTGTTATATCTACACCAGCTTCTACCATCTCAGTGATAGCTGTACGCCTCATATCCATAGCTGTAAGGTGTCGAGGTAGCCCAGCAGCCTCTAGTATTGCATTAACGTGAACGTGTAGCTTCTCTTTAGAGTATGGCTTATATCCACCGCAACTAGGATAAACTTGTGGTGTCACTAGGCACTGGAAGCCAAACGTTTCGTGCTGCTGCTTGAGTACGTGCATCAATGGATCACTGATAGGTAGGTGCACCTCTGCTCCACGTTTGCTTTGCTCTAAGTCGCAACGCCTCTTGTCAAAGTTGATAGCTGCCCACGTAAGCATACGCATATCACCTACACGTTGCCCCCACTCGTAAGCCATCTGTACAATCAAGCCAATGCTACGCCACCTCCACTCACTGTACGCTGTAGTTAAGAACTGGTTTACTTGCTCTGGCTCCCACATTACTTTGCGTGGTGGGTTAGGTGTCTTCTCTAACAGAGGCATAGGATTTTCTATACTAATGCCGTTTTTCTTAGACCAGTTGATAAGTATAGACATGATGGCAGCTATCTTGTTAGCTCTGTATGTACCTCTCTTTAGCCATAGATTGTAGCACTGTTGCATTAAAGACACACTTAATCTTTTCATACTTGTAGCACCTACATCATCATCGATGACCATAAGACAGTCGTAGTAGTCCTTCTGAGATGCAGAGCCTAACTTGCAAAATGTATCTGACTTTATGTAATGACCTATGACCTCCTCTACTTTGTAGCTTTTGTTTTTCTTAAATATTATCTTTTCTTTTGTCATCAGCATTACGATAGCCTTTTACTAAAAAATATATAAAGCCTCCGATGTAGGCTAGAACGAACGGTATAATAATCTGAGTTCCTGGTTCCATTAAAACGGTGGCTCCTCTTCTTCGTTGCTTGGTGTCCATACTATATCGTAGTGGTGCATGAACCATATGTATTCTCTAAGTGTTGTTGGTATCATCCTCTAACTCCTCTACTTTAAATGTTACAGTGACATAACCAAAATTATCTATAAATTCATACTTGTGCGTTGGGCAAGTGGCAAGCCACTCCCAAAACTCTTCTCTATCCATTTTTCTTTTCCATACTCATTTATTTTCTTTATTAACTGTAAGTTCTATTGTATCTGTTGAACCTCTTTCTAATCCTAATTGTTCTAACCACTCATCAAAAATAAATGGATGAAGATCAGTGTTAATATCATTACGATTTATAATTATAGTTGTTTTCATTTTTTCTTCTCCAACTTTAGTCTTAACTCTTCTAAGTGCTTCTCTAATCTATCTATCCTGTCTTCTGCTGCTTGTACTCTCCTTAATAAACTGTCCACCTCTGACATTGTTAGTCTCCCATGTTACGTGGTGCATACACTGCACCGTTGTACTGACTGCCTGTCTCCTTGTCTGTACCAAAGTCACAGCTTGCCAGTAGTAGCAGAGTAGCAATGATAACATACACTGTGCGTTTACTCCACAGTATAAACAGATCATAGGCTT